ACCAGTTGCAGGAACGTTGAGCGGATTGGACGCTCTAAGCTTTTCCGTAGCAAGTTCCTGTGCCTTTGTCTCAACGTACTTGTTGAGTTCATCTTTTGTTGTTGTTATGATGTTATTCATTTTTTTCCTTTTTTAAATGTTGTTTAACAAATCATTGGCTGTCATAATCTTGGGTACGTTGATGGTAATACCACGCTCAATAGATACAGCCTTTTTGACCTTTTTATTGCCCTCTTCAATCATCGCTAGACCATCCATTATCATAGTAAGTGTGGAAGCAGCAATCTTTTTGCCTGCTCTTACCTCAAATGATGCTGATACTTCTGTTGCTGGCGGTGTCGCTGGTGTTTCGGTTGCTGGGGCTGTTGGAGCCTCTGCTGGAGGTGCTGGAGCCTCTTCTGGGCTTAACACAGCTAGGACGGCTTCTGCCATCGCTACTGTGCCCGATTCAGCAGCTTGGGCTGCCAAATCTTCAGGGATTCCTAGCTCATCCTTGAAAAACATTAGCGCAGCCTCCTTGATAACGGGCAACAATTGGTCTGTAATTGCTGCCATTTGCTCTGGAGTTAACATTCTTGCCTCTTGTTTTAATTGGTTTAGTATTTGTAAAAATGCTTTAGTTTGCTGATTCTGAAAGCTCTTTTTTAATAACGCATCACGGTTTGCTGGTATAGTCACAACGCTGAATTCTACTAGCTCGGACTCTTTGTAAATTACAACCTTTTCGCCCTCAATAGTCTTTTCATCAACTGCCTTACCGTTCGGAATAATCCCAACGGAAACAGCATTTAAAAAGCCATTCTTCAATTTACGGTTGATTTTACATGCCTCATCGTCCTCCATATCTAGCTGAATAGTTGCCTCAAGATTGTCGCCGTTCATGAAGAAACCAAGGCATTTGCCAATAGGAAATTCAGTACTCTTGTGATTAGCAAGCACGACGGGGTTTTTCATGTACGCGTCGTAGTTTATTCCACTAGGCACAATGATGGTGCCATAGCGGTCAATTTCTGGCGTGCTGATAACAAAGGTGAATATACCATCACCCTTGTCGTACTCTTCACCACCGTTCTCATTCTCTTCATAGCTGTCATATCCTTTTTTTGATAATACCAGCTCTCTGTACAATAAATCGTTCATCGCTTGTTGTCCTTAATGGGAAATAAATAGCAACGGCACCTCACTACGTTGGCCGCTTTCACAGTAGTACCACCTTGCGCCTCACCTACAGGCCTATCAATATACGAGCCGTCAGGAAACTTGAACCAGCCAAGCTCGTTTTGAATTTGTCCATCCATAGCCCTGTGACTACCACGAACCTTAGCGTCACGTTGCGTATTCCACATGGACTTCACTCCCATTGTGGCAAATACAGACTTTTGCGCAGCCGTTGTGACGCTAGTGGCTGTTGTTTGGGCAATCATTGCTACTCTTGTGGTAGATAATGTATTGAACTCGCGGCTTAGTATTTCCCTCAAAACCTCCACAGGTTGCGTGGCGTTTTCAGATAGCGTCTCAATAACGTCCTGCTTTATCAAGTCCATTGAATCAGCAACTGTGCTTACAATGTTATTGTTTACACTTTTTACCGTCTCTTGTAGCGTCCTGCCAAAGTCTCCAGTAAGGTCTTCTTTGCCCATTCCAAAGTCGGTAAGCACTTTTAACACTACTTTGTTGCTAGAATCAGCCAACTGTTTTTCTAATTTAGCACGCTGTGTATCTGTCAAGCCAAGCTCAGATATTTGCCCGCCGTTATCAACAGCCGCATATACCTCTCTTTCAATCTCTTGTACAAACATACCAACGGTGCCAGATATTTCACGGGATATTGATTGAGCCATGTTATCGTATTGACGCCAATGTTCTGCTCTAGCTTCAGCCGTTTGCGTGGGGAATGAACGCGGCGTAATGGCCGTTTTTGGCAGCGTAAATTGTCTAGGTGCAACGATAGGTGCTTCACCCATATCGAATATTGACTTGAGGGGAATCAAGCCACTACCGACCAAAACTGCGTCGCCATCTACAATCGTATCATACCCGCGCTCGCGTCTGGAATCATTTATTGTGCGTATGCCATATTTGATTTCAAACTCTTCTTGTTTTATTTGTTGATCTACGTCAATAAATTGATACGGCGCTGATTCTATCAATAAGTCATCTTCAAATCTTCTAAAGTGCCTTGTGAATTCTTCAGCCACGTACTTAGCAACGGGGTCAATAGTTTGTTGGCGAAACACAGCGTATTGTACCTCTGCTGTTGCGCGGTTTGTAAATTCGCCCGTTAAAAGTCCAGAGGAAACACCAAAGACCTGAGCAATTTGCGCCCGTACGTCACGGCTGACAGCGTCGTAGCTTACCGATAATTGCGAGACAGGTGGCAGCTCCAATTCCAACCCCCCCTCAAGTACTGCTTTTAATTGAAAGTTTGGCAGGTTTTCGTTCCATTGCTGCTTCAAGCTATTCCAATACTCGCTGTCGATAGTGTCAGTAGTTTTGGCAATTACGGGCGGTACGGCATTGTTTTCAAAGAGTCTCATTAGATATTGTGACACTTCCATATCTATATTGGCATAAGGCAGCGCGGCGTGCACAATTCCCTTACCGAAAAGATTCATGCCGATGAGTTCATCAGGTTTTGTCGCACTTGGGTAAATATTGGCCAAGTGGACCACTTCCTCCTCAGGAATGCTGAAAGAGCCATCATTGACCGATTGATATACGTAGCCTTTGATAAAGTTATCACCGCCCCTGATAACTCTCACACGGGTTGGGTTTAATACCCACATCTGCAATGGAACGTCATGCCCCATTTTTGGAGTCCACACAAAGGCATTGCCATTTATGTCGTACCAGTTTTGTATAGCTCTGAATATCTGGGAATAAGTGAAAAACGGGTTCGGATTGCTTAAAAGCCTATTCACCCAATGGCTATTGGCAAGCTCCTCCTTTTCCCAATTTAATTCACGGTACGCTGTCAATTCCGCAGTCACTAGGCCATTAGCTCTGAGCTGCAAGCACGAAAATACCGTGCCATACGCTGATGCTTCGATTTCAGACTGGCTTGATATAGTTGAGAGTCCGCGTGATTCGTTAAATTTTGCGATGGGCGGTTTGTTGCGTAGTTCAGCCTTTCCGCCAGCAATGAATTTTACGCGCTCAAGAATGTTATTGTATAGTGCCATATTCTATCCTAGTTATACATGTATTGATGGCGTTTTTCTGATAGCTGAAAATGCCATTGACAGAGCGTCCACCATATCGTCATGTTTGTCTTGTTTAGTGCCTGTAAATGATAGCAACTCGTCTGTAAACTCTGGCAATAGATGGGGCACGTGAAAAACAAGCCCCTGTTCGTATCTTGCCTCTATTGGCTGAAATCGTATCATTTTATCTTTCGTTGATGGTACTCCCACAACGTTCATTCGGGTGTTTCGCCTTAACTCTTGTACTAGCCAAGCTTGAGCCTGATTAGATTCAATAGCTACCACCTTTGGCTTCCATTTCGCCTCGGCTCGCACAACGCGCTCACCTATTTCAACGAAACTCCAACGGCCACGAATTACTTCAACCACGACAATTTCCTTCAAATCTGTCACACCTATTACACAAATAGCGGTGTAATCAGCTGAGTCCTTTTCTGATATTGCCAAGTCAACCCCGATGAAATAGGAATTACACACCTTGGAATTATCAATTCTCAACCAATCACGCTTCACTTTCGCTGCATCTCTGTCAACATATTCTGCCAAGTACTCTTGAGCGAATACAATCGATGGTAGTTGCTCGCGTTGTCGGTCAATTTCCGTAGGGTCAATGTAAGGGTTGCTATATGTGGAGTAGTGAAAGCTTTTCCAATCCGAATATATGTTTTCATTGGAATCAATATCTGAAAAGTGGTTTTTACCATTGGGGGTGCTTAAAAAGTACGCATCCCCTTTGAAGTCCGCAAGCATAGGGCTTAAAACAAAGTTCCAATCATCCTCAGCATTATCACAAAAAGCCCATTCGTCGCACAGCATTCGGTGGTAGGCATTTCCACGCAACCCATCGGCTCTCCAGATACCTGTCATAGTTAACACACTATCGTTGAGAGTTATTTCACCCCACTTCACCTTAGCTCCAAGCGGGGCAAACAATCTTACAGCATCCTTGAACCTGCCTTTCAATTCTGTGTAGCTCGGTGTGGTGTAAATGACGCGCGTGTTTGGAGTTTGCATCATTTCTAGAGCAAGCGAAAAGGCTAGCAATGATTTTCCCCATCGCCTGCCGCACCTGACTACATTGTGCCGCCGTCTGTTTTTAAACACATCGGCTTGGCTCTTATGTAAGGTTATGTCTACTCGCACTACAACTTCCTGTATCTATTGGCAATGTTGCCTATTTACCTTCATAGGTGTTCCATTTAATCACAAATGGCTCACCTGTTGTCTTGGTTTCTCTTTGTACGTTTGCTAGTCTTGAGAATTCCTCTTCTGTTCCTATCAGCTTCATAAGGGAAATTTGCAACGTAGCGTTGTCAGATTCAAACCATTTTTTCCTCATGTTTTGCTTCATCTTGACTCTATTGGTCTCCAAGCCGCTTTTTAGGTCGTCCAATTCGTTGCTTCCAACAGGGAATTCCCTATAAAATGTAGTCTTGGATATACCAAGGAACGCGACAATATCCTCAACGAAAAGTAGGTTTTTTGTGCGTACCAACTCATCGGCTTTTTCAAATAGGTCAGCCCGTTTTTTCATGTTTGTTTACAAACGCCCTTAATGGATAAAACACCAAACTATTGCGATAACCGCCCGCTTTTGTTGGTATTATTGGTGTAACGCCGTGAACGTTTCTCCACGCTGGATAAACCAAGATACTGCCGTCAGCTGAGTCAACCGTAGCATTGTAGTCTGGTATAGTTGTGTTACCTCCCGTGCTATTATCACGGCGGGTAATGATAACATTGGCACAGCCCTCAATGTTTCCACTATCCCGATGATAGCCAGAAGCAATGTTGAAGTTACTGATGCTCGATGTGAATATGTTGCCAAATCGCCACTTTTTATCAACGTGTCTATCAAAAATTTCCTTTTGCTTAGCGTATACATCAGGCGCCACATCTTTCATAACGTTTTCAGCCTCTAGTGCCAATAGCCACATAGCTTTAATAAACGTTTTGGCAGATGGCTTGTTATGTACAGCACTGATAGAGTTGTACGGCCTCCGCATGTGTGGCCTAGCTTGAATGCTGCCGATTATTGTGCTAAATTGTTTGACGTTGTTTCCCTCATGATAGCCTGTTGATCTATTCATTACTGTCTTGGGTACTCTGTTGCTAAGAAACTCTCTGTTTGCTATTTCTGACAGCTCTAAAGCCTTTTTTGAGTACTTGCCCACATTCTTCAAGTAAAAGCCTACCGTGGCTCCGTTGCTTACAAAGAGTGTGTCTTCTACAATGTTTGGTACAATACTTGGGCAATCATCGCCAATCTTAACAGAATGTTCTGTTTTTTCTAGTTCAATTATTTTCATTCCGCATTCCTAAGTGCTATATTTTCCAACCAGTTGCCAAAATTCTGACTTTACCACTTCCAGCTCTCTATTGTTGTCTAGAACATATCTAGTGGCTATTCCTTTGAGTTTCTTCAACAAGCTAGCATGAGTTTTGAGTTTTGCTGTGTACGTATTGGGGTTGATGAGCTTACCGCGTTTTGCTATTCGTTTCGCATTGTTTTCATAGCTAGTATTCAAATATACAGCTACTGGCTTGTGCGATTGTCGTATTTTTATGAAATCATTGTATTGGCTGTAGTAAATGCCCGCAATAATAATGTTTTTATCAGGGTGTTGCTTAATAAAATCAAACACCTTAGACTTATCAAAACCTGACAGACTATCAGCACCTATTGTAGATTTTCCCAATACCCAGTTGTTATTTCCAACATGTAACAAGATATTTGTTTTATCCAATACCGGTAAATCTAGAATTGAGCTCTTGCCTACGCCAAAGTTTCCGAGCAAAAATACAGCGTAACTCATGTAAGCTCCAACAAGTATTTAGCGTCAAAGGTCTCTTTTCTAAATTCCCACAGCACATCCCAACACACGCCGTCGGTTATGCGTTTTTCCATAGTCTGAATCTCTTTTCTCATTCGATCAATGTAATAGCCAACATAGCGTTGTCCTTTTCGATATTTCTTGTACGCGCACAACGTAGTCTCAATTTGGAATATGTTGCCTACATTTTCTCTGCGTATCTCAGCCATTTTACCTTGGAGAGCCTTGTATTGCTGTGATGTTAGCTTTTTATCTACCAATTTTTCCTTACCTATGGCGTAAAGCAATCCGTTTGTGCAAGATTCAGCATTTTCGAGGTCTAAATGCGGCGGCTGCACATTTACGTCAGTAATTTGGTTCAGGGTGTCTAGGTAGTTGAATAGTGTAAACCTACCGAAATACTTGATACGCTCAATACTTTTGTACACTTCTTGCCAAGTCTTGTTGTGAAAATAGGCTCGTTGATTGTTTTTTACAAGAGATTTATAGCTAATAAATGATTCTACAAACTGGTCGTTGCTACGAATGCGCGCCCTGTCTGTTTGGAATATCAAGTCCTTTTTGTATTTTTTCCACCAGCGTTCCAATCTATCCACGTCAACGGTTTCAAAATCTGGGAATTCATTGTAAATAAAAAACACGGTGACGGCACAGTAACAGGTTCCGTACAAAAAACACAGCCAATACCTCTGTTCTATATTGAGTTCATATCTATTCGCTATGTACCGTAGGCATGTAATTGACGGGTCAATGTCTTTTGCCCTATACATAGCGTTGTGAAAATCAGTATAGCTTAGGACTTTATTCACTTACCACCTGTATGTTACATCACTTTTAAGCGGCTCTGCGTTTTTCACTCCAGCCCTGCTAAAAATAGACTCAGTAGAACAGATAACTACTTTTTCAGAATCTGAATGAACCCAAAGTGGCCTTTTTGTGTTCTTACGTGCGCATAGCTTGTCGAAATGGAGCCAAGCTGAGGCGTAAGTCAAATTTGAACCTTTCAACCAGCTATCGTCATTTATTTTGCTAAATAGAATCCAGCCGTCATTTTCACTAGGCATCTTTATGTCGTACTCACTTTCCATTGCCTGCTTTGACTTCATACTGATGGTGCCGTTGAACACTAGCGATGTATTTCCATCATGTAATGGCTGATTATTGTCCGCTTTGCTGTGATCGCCACTAGTTGAGTATCTAAAATGCGCAATAAAAAGTTTAGGTGCTATTTCCTTGAGTTTGCCAATAAAGTCTTTGTAATTTAAGGTTTTATATGTGTTAATTACATTGTCCTGCCAATACGAAAAACCGTAGGCATGCAAACCTCTTATTCTAGACTCAAAGCACAATTTATCAACTAAGTTGCTGTCAAAATTGCCTTTATACCCAATAATAGCACACATATTACATTTTTTCTTTGGTTTTACGCATTTCGTTGAGCATCCAGCCACCTAAATACATGCCTTGCTCACGGAAAAACTTGACTAATTCAAACGCTTCGTCATAATCGCTCAAGTCAAACTCAATCATAATGGCTTTTTTGACGCCGTCTGACATAGCTTCCAGCTCTTTATCAACATTTTCGTCATCTAGCACAGAATAATCAACATCTTCAACGACAAAGTTTGGAATATCCAAGCCCCAATCGTTTAAATCGCTCACTTCCCATTGGTTCGCCAATATATCCCAATCCCATTCACCGAATGCTAGATTGTCCTTGATAATAAATTCGTTTTGCTTTTCTTCAGGCCAGTCAACAATATTTACAGTCAAATCTGTGATGCCCGCATCTTTTGCGGCTAGCAATCTCATATTCCCACCCAATACAACCAAGTCAGAATTGCAAACTATCTTGCGCACTTCCAACATTTCTGGAAAGGTACGCAAAGAATTGACTAGCTTTTGGTATTTATCATCCTTTATGTATCTAGGATTGCGCTCGTTTTGTTTTAGTTGGGTGATTTGAACCTTTTTTTCCTTCATTTTGATGCTCCTAACAGGCCTATGCCTAGACCAATAGCAAACGCCGATATTACCCAACCCAAATCAGTTGTGGTTTTAACAGTCTCTACTGGCACTTTTACCGTAGTTGTTATGATACTATCAGGCCTTGGTCTGAATAAAATTGAAAAATAAGAGTTTGTGGCGGGGTTATTTGTAAAAGCCACATGTATTGTGTCGTTTGTTGTCGTAATTATTGAATCTGAGTGAGCTATAAACGGCGTATCGCAAGGAATCTGCGTTTTGACAAGCATAGTGTCACGGTAAGGCACTAAAATTGTACGTATCTTTACTTCAGGCTTAACAAATACAGGTCTTGCAACGGTTTTTACAATATTTACCGTGTCTTTATCATAAATACGTAGCTTTTCCTGTTTAGTACAGCCTTTGCCGAACAAAAACCCAGCTATTAATGCAAGAAAAATGCAACCTAGTACATAATTTGTCATTTTAATCATATTGTTACAACCTTTCCATCATTTATACGCATATTTCTCATGGTACCATCATCTTCTATTATGGCAAAACCGTGATTAGACTGGCTGTACGGGGCGTATCTGCGTTGGAGCTTAGATAAAGTGCCGATAACATCAGCCCTGATATAATCATTAGTTCCTACAACTTTTTCAACGGCGGTGTGAGTTCTATGCAGATGCCCCATGCAGATATTCGTATTTGCCTTGGTAAGCAATGAATTTGCGGGGTTTTTACCGCCGTTGACTTTTACCTCATGACCGTGGGCAATTAATGTACCGTGACAATCTATGAGTGTATTTGATGGCACTAATTCTACATTTTTAGCTTTTAAGCCAAGTAAGTCATTCCAATTTAGGATATTTTCAAAGGCCGCCGCATTATTCAGTATGTAGTCTTCAAGCCTGTTTTCATGGTTGCCGATTTTAAAAAAGATACTAGCTTTTGGGAACGTCACTTTGAGATTATCAAGAAAATTGCGTGCTAATTTCAATTCCATTGTGAATTCTATGTCGTCTGCTCTTTTTTGCCACCTAGACAATTTATGAGCGTCAATAGTATCACCGTTCAGTACTATATTTCGCACATTTTCTTTGATTAAATAGCGAATTGCTACTTGTAAAGCTGATATATCGTGATAACCTAAGTGAATGTCGCATAATATTGCTGTTTTTCCAACAATTTCGCGCAATGGCTCATCTTCGTCATTACCATCTGGCATTTCCACAAGCCATTGTGGAATTTCATCGAAATCTGTGGCTCCTACACGATGGTTTAAAACTATCTCAATTTCATCTTGAGAGAGTCGGTATCTGTTATCAGCAAGCCTATGCGTGTTTTTCTTGCGCATATTGTGTTATTCTTGTTGTTCTGATTGTAATTTTTCAAGTTGCTTGTTATTCCAAGCAATCTTATGCTCATTATTGGCTACAACCACAATAAAACCAGTAGGCAGGCCAAGTTCGGTTTGGCCATCCCAAATTATTATGTTGATTACTTCAAGATTATCTGAATTTATTATTGCATATTCCATAGTTTATCCAATTTCTATGACAACCACACAGCCGCCTGCTCCAGCTCCGCCTGCTCCGCTGTTAAATCCAGCATCAGAAGCCGAGCCGCCTCCACCACCGCCGCCATAATTTGCACCAACTCCACCACTAGCTCCAGCGCGGGCTGTTACGTAACCGCCGCCCGTTGCACCAGCTCCAACAAGAGCGTATCTAAATATGTGCGAAAGTCCAGTCGTACCATTGCCAGTTGTGCCCGCCACTGACGGCTCTGTAGAATTATAGATATTTGGTGCACGAGCCGCACCCCCGTTGGCAGACGTTGTGCTACTTGCACCAGCGCCCGCGCCCCCGCCACCGCCTACGGTATATTGATTGGAAAAACCAACGCTGCCCGCCGTATTATTGCCACTGCCTCCACTTCCACCAGGACTGCAGTACTGAGCGCCGTATTGGATGCTACCGTAGGAGCCAAAGCCAGTAGCTCCACCACCGTTGCCACCAGATATTGACGAAACGGCATTGCCGCCAGTACCGCCCGTACCACCGCCTGCTTGAATCAATATAGTTGACCGATTTGGGTTGGTAGAGGCTTGGAAAAATGAATCCCCTCCCGATAGTCCATTTATTCCATTGAAACCGTCGGCAGTTTGCGCACCGCCTCCATTGCCCCCAGCACCTATAATAACTGAGTATGAATTTGCCATGTTAGCGCGCAATATATTGTCCATTTGCACCATAGCTCCACTACCACCCCCGCCGCCACCTGTACGGTTCACGGCGGTTGTACCGCGCCGCCCAGAACCCCCGCCGCCGCCAGCACCGATGACGGCAATGTGTACTAATTTAGTCCATGACTCAGGTGTCCAAGTACCGCTTGAAGTAAACACAGTAGTTTTGATTTGAGCGCCGCCTGCCGTTGTCCAAGACAAGTTCCCTGAGCCGTCGGTTGTAAGGGCTTGTCCATTTGTACCGCCGCTTACTGATAGCTTTGCGGTTGTAGTGGATATAGTGTTGCTCGAATCAATAGTTTTGCCCGTTATTGTGTCGGGAATCTGCGTATTGTTAAGTTTTGTACTTGACATATTGATTATTTCATGTAGTCGACAAACAAAACGTCGCCAGATATTGGCGCGGTTGTCATATTTATTCCAGTTCCACTTATCGTGTAGTCATTGCTCGCACCGCTCTTCAACCGCATGCCGTTTAAATAAACTTTTACAGTGCCTGTTGTTGGAGTATTTGCTAG